AGCGGTGTTCGGGGACATTGCCTCGTGGTCATTCTCGGTGCCCACTCCCCGGTTTACAGCGATTACGTGTGAATGGACGTACTCGACAGGGACGCATGTGCTAGTGCGCTCCCTACTGTTTTGGTCAGCGTTGGTGACGCTGCCGAGATTAGCCTACGCGAGCAGCATCGATGTGAGGTCGGCGTACGAAAGTGCGCGATTTGAACCGATATGGTACACGGGACCACTACCTGAGAGGTTTGGGCTCCCCGGGTACGTTGCTAGCGGCAGGGAGTTGAAGCCGATTGGTCACGGCTGCACCATCTCAATAAGTGAGCCACTTAAGTGGTTCGACCCGGACGCACCAGCTGATAACCTCTTTGCTGTGGGGGTTGTCTTCGGGTGTATGATTCCGTCCGTAGCGCTGTCGTGCCAGCAAAATATGTTGGTGGCAGTGCGAAACCGTCAGATTGCGGCGATGCCCGAACCTGACGTTGAATACTTCAATTCCTTAGCCGACGAATTCTTGGCTAAGTTCACCACACGTTACGACATCCCCAAAGTTGACTTCGATGCCTGGAATTGCCGGTTCCCGAAAGGTAGGCAACTTAACCACATTCGCGCGCGAAACGCGTTGTGGGGGCAGGAAGTGTCGGACTACTTCATCCTACTTCGGTCGAGCTTTGTCAAGCTAGAAAAGATACTCCGTCTCGAGAAAGGTGACTACGACCCGCGCAACATCACGGGCGCGTCCGACGCGTTCAATGTGATCTGCGGGCCTTGGTTCCATGCGGCGAAGTCGGCTGTTAAGTCGGCGATGCATGATCTCGATGAGAATCTACTCTGTGCGAGTGGCTGTAGCTCACGGGAGCTGGGTGTTTGGTTTGAGAAATCAATTGCCGATGGGTTTGGCGCGGCGGTTTGTGGTGACGACCAGTTGATGGTGGTAGGTGACTTGTTTGTCGAGATCGATGGGTCGCGACATGATGCTCACATGCACGCATTGTTCTGGGAATTGAAGTGGCGATATTACGAGCTTGTGGTTGGGTATATTCCACAGCGAGTACTAAGTGTGGGCAAGGAGGGCTCGCGTACAACTATGGCGAAGAATAAGCCACACGGTATCACATATACACATGGGTATCGTGTCAGGTCTGGTGACTGGGACACCACTGACGGCAACACGGTCTGTACGCACTTCATAGCTTATGTCGTGCGTAAGGTCGTTGTGTCGTCAGTGGCGAACGGTGAGGCAATCGACACCGTAAAACAGAAGGTGGTGAGCACCTGTCTGCGGCTAGGTTACGATGTGACGTTAAATATCACACGCGATCCAGCCATGGTGACATTCCTCTCTGGCATGTTTGTGCCAGTCGACGGTGACCTTTACTGGGGCCCTTTACCGGGTAGACAGTTGGCGAAAATAGGGTGGTCCATGCGTGATGGCGTGGACACAGCAAAGAAGTGGCGGGAGTTCGCAGGCGTGTTGAACTCTTACCGCGACTTCTCGTTTGTGCCCTTTCTTCGGAAGTACGTGGACATTGTTAGCCAACTTGTCCCCATGGCGCACCGTATGTCGCCGCCATCAAAACGATGGCTAATTGGACCTGGAATCACTCCCCAGGCGCCTTCGAATGACACGTGGGATTACGTGTCACGTAGGTACCCTCTCGGGCCGGCCGATGAGGAGGAGTGGGAAACGGCCCTCAAGTCTGTTCCGTGTTTGCCCTTTATGCTGGAGAGTGACGTGCTCTCTAAGCTAATTGAGGTGGACATGGCCTAGGCCTGACGGGTGGGCGGTTGGTGGGAATGGTGGTCAGGGTTTATATGACCGCCGCCAGTTTGTTGTTGGCTGGTACGGGTGATTACAAATCTCCGCGAGTAGGTTAACTCGTAATGACAAGAAAACATAAAGAGCAGGCGAAGCCCGCAAAGAAGAAAAATGCCGTGCAAGAGTGGGGCAAAAAGTACGTACCCGACGGGACATTCGCTAAAGGAGGATCTATTGCGGGTGGTGCTGCAGGTAATCTACTGGGTAATGCGGTGGGTCTCGGGGCTGCTGGACGCAGTCTCGGAGAAGCTGTCGGAAAGATTGGCGGCGGGCTCATCTCGCGGATCTTTGGCTTTGGGCCCTACACGGTACGTGCTAACTCGCTCTCACAGTTTGGAGGCGCTATCTCAGAGGGTGCTCCGGTACCAAGATTTGACGTCCGTGGACACGTAGTGCGTATTTCGCACCGCGAGTTCGTCGGGTTAATCGTCCACGACGGGACGACGGACTTCAATTCTCAGACTTGGAACATCAACCCAGGTAACGCGACTCTATTCCCGTGGTTGGCCCCGATCGCCAGGCAGTTCCAGCAGTGGAAGCCGGTCGGGATGGTGGCTGAGATTAAGTCTCTGACCAGCGATGTGTCTGCTGGAGGAGCACTCGGCTCGCTCGCTGCAGCGTCGAATTATGATGCAACACGACCGGACTACGCAAGTATGCTGGAAATGTTGAATTCTGATTACGCCGTTTCCGAGAAGCCATCAGTGAGCCAATTGCATGCTTTTGAGTGTGAACCTGATGAAACTCAGGCACACCTCTATTTCGTACGCGACACGTCGTTGCCCCTCGACGGAGGTGAGGACATCCGATTGTTTGACCTGTGTAAGTTTCAGGTCGCACAAGAGGGTAGCCCATTTGCGTCTGGCGTGACGGTGGCGCAGTTGTGGATCACGTACGAGATAGACTTCTACAAGCCTGTCGTCTCTTCTGAGTTAGCGTACGCTTCGCGCATTCAGGGTGGTGGGACGGTTTCAAAGACTAACATCTATGGAACTGCGCCGACCCTGCTTGGCACGACTGCGTATGGCGGTGCTGGAAGTGTTCTGTACTTTGCCCGGGCTGGGCAGTACATTGTGTATTTACAAGCCATTGGTACGGGCGTGCCTTCAACGTCTCCCCTCATTTCAGTTGGTAGTAACATGACTGAAGTGAATGGATTCCGCGATAGCACCAACGTCATCTGTTACCGCACTGTGCTTGTTGACGTGATCCAAGGTGGGTCATTGTTGTGGGACCTTTCAGGTGCCACGACAATCACTTCATCAGTGGCCTACGTCACCCCTTGTTCGTATTCGTTCG